GAAATTTGAGCAAGACCAGTTGCGATTCGAAAGGGATAAGCTTAGCGATAATATCACAATGGCATTCAGGTCAGCAATGGCTCCCTTAACTGCATCGATTGAAGCAAGTGGAATCGAAGGATCAGATATTGCATACTTAGAAAGCGTTGATTCTAAATTCCGTGAATCAATGAGTACAGCACTTGAGAATTACAAAGAGCTTGTTGATACGGCGCGCGACAGTGAAAGATTTTTGGAAGAGTCTGGAATTAATCCAGAAAACATTAAATCTGAATTGGATTCGGGAAAATTGCCAAGTGGTTTTGATTTGGAATCACAAATGGAAATAGCATCTTTCCTCAATTGGCTGCGTATGCAACCGCGTGATAGCGAGCTAGTAGATGTGCAGACACTAGATGCAGACAGCCTTGTTGATGGAGGATTTAATAATAACGGAGAAGTAGGCATAGCTACATCTAACCCAGCCATTGACGCACTTTTACAAAACCCTGTTAAAAATTACGCGTTACGTAATGGTAATGATGTATCCCAAAGAACAATAGTATTTATGCCGTCAGAAAGGACAATGAATGCTTTCAAGTTGGTGAATAGAAAACCAATGTTTATTGAGGGTATTGGGGGGTTGCCTAATATTATTTTTGCGCCTCAAGTTCAATCTGAGGCAGATTCACAAGCAGGCGTAAAGCTTATGCTTGAAAAACAAATACTTCAGAGCGCGAGCAGAAGCGAAACAATTGCTAACGAAGTAAGCAGCCTTGCATCCAAAATTCGTGAAGCAATGGATATTGCTGTTAATGCTCAAACAATTTCAAGCCAAGCAGACTTGGATGTTCTAGAGTTAGCAGAGCAACATCAAAAACAAATAAGGGCTGGTCGTTCTGTAGATAAGTCAATTTTAGATGCATTTCCTGAATTCAACACCCTAAGTGGTGATGAAAGAATGATAATGAAATTGTGGGTTAAGGAGCTTTACGATACTGGTATTCTGTATCATCCAGGCGGTGGTTACGAAAACGTAAAGAAAAAATACAAAGATCTGCAACGCGTTAAAGAAAGCAAAACAATTGTTAATCGTGGTTTGCTTGATCAAATACGTTACAATGACATGAGTGATGAGGCAGGATTTCTTCGAATTAAAATCGACAAAACTTTGCGTCGTAGACTCAATTCTTACCGAAAACAAAGAAAAACGCTTAAAGATGCATCTATCAATAATGTAACAGCTATGGATAGACGTTACAGAGAGTTGGCGGAAAAGGTGATTGATCGAGATCCCAATTACAGCAAGCTCACAGGAGATGATCGTCAAATTGCAATTTCAATACTCAATATGCATTATCAGCGAACTCGCACACTGCTTGATCGTGGAGAACTCGAAACTGGCGTATGGTCGGAGGAATCAGACGCTCGTTTAATTGCAGAAGTTATGACAAATAAAACTGCTCGAGAAATTTTCGATGCTGGTTATTTGAGTCAAGAAACATTGGCGGCAACAGGTCTTTCCGAAACAAGTCAATTTGCGATACGGAGGGGCATATCTCAAATTCTCTCCCCTCTTTCGGATGGCGATGCAAGGTCAATTGATACGCTTCAACAATGGCAGCAGGATTCTTTAATGGCTCGCCAACAAGAACCAATGGAAATTTCAGAGGAAGAATTTACTAATGTTTCCAATTTTGAAGCATTGAAAGAATTGATGTCTTCGCAGGAAATGGGAAAAAGCTTTAGTCAGTCTACATACAATACATTTGTTACTTTGACTGCATTGCAGAAAAAAACCACTCCTGAAAAGCTTTTGTCTAATTTACCAGCGGATAGACTTTTGCCATCTGATGTTGCATTGATTAATGCTTTTAATGCTATTATTAGTGAAGCCAAGCAATTGAACGGCGAAACTACGGAAGAGCAAAGAATTAAATCTGTTGAGCGTGACCAACGTGATAGCGAAGACAAATATGCTGAACTTCTTGAGCATAGAAACGATGCTGCTGGCCCAATCTGGTCCACAGAAAACACACGCCCAACATTCACCACAGATCCATTCCCTAAATCTTGGTATCTTGGTTCTGCAAGATTGTTTAATATTCCTCGGGCATCTGGCTCTACAATGCCCACAATGAGATTTAACAAACGTCGCATTGCTGAAATTTCCGCAAACATATACGGAAACATTGAAAGCATTAGCAACAGAGTTGAAGAATCAAGGAATAATGGTCAAGCTAGAAGGCTTTTTGAAAATGCATTAAAAAGAGTAAGAACTGGGAAGATTGAAAGCGTAAATCAATACAAGGGCGGAATGATAGTTGATATTCCGATTAGCAATAATCTTTTGCAGGAAATGGAGGAAGAAAATCCTGCTAGCGATATACAAAACGTATTGAATGATATTCGGAATGTTTACGCACAAATGGAGTCGGATTACGATTCCCTTAATAAGCAATTAATAGACTTAAATAATAAACGAGACTATTTATCTAAAGATTCTGGTTGGATTTTCCGTGACAGGTTGTTGGCAGATAAAAAATCAGAAGCTAATAAAAGAATTGATCAGCTTTTGAATGATTTAGTTGAACTAAAAAAAGCAAAGGGAGATCAGTTTTCAGATACCGATTCTAAGCTTTTTAAGAGCCGCTTGAATAAAATCAAAAAAGATTTGGCTGAGGATCGCAAATCACTAGCTTCTATTGGTTTGGAGGAACTCACAACACAAGCTGAACGCCACAGTGATTCTGTAAGATCCCGAGTAGCGGAAGATGTTTACAATTTCCTGCAAAATATTGTTCTACCTAGTCCAGAGCTGTCTAAGAAAATGGATGATGCTCAAATGAATGTTGCTTATCATTGGGGCACAACAATGGCTAATGATAAGATTGTTGGAGATTATTTAGTTGTTATGGGTCGCATTCGAAGAAAAATTAAAAACAATTTTTCTCGTATTATACAACGCAGGGAGGCTGGGCAAGATGAGGTAGCTTTGGCAAAAGATAATGAAGTTCTGCAAAAATCAATTTCCAATTACAACGCATATGTAAATCTAATGAATACTCGTATTAACGAGCTCATGGACGAAGTTTATGCTAGATCTGGAATCCGCACTAAGCCTGATTACAAGGCGCTACACATGAGGAAAGTTGTATTGTCTGGAGATCAATCTGCGAATTATGAATCTTTGGATCGGGCATTTAACGATTCTTTAAGAAGGACTACTGTTGAAGGGACACGGGCCGAAGCTGCCAGTGTGTTGATGGCTGGCAATCGCGGTCTGCTTAATAGTTTTGTGAGGGAAAGACTTGCTGAGTATTTGCCCAAGGCCAAACTCAAGAGCCCAAGCGATCGGAAAGCTGCTGCAATTAGGCGTGGTTACTTTGCAAATAACTTACGAAATATGCTTTACGACAGCATCGGTAGTCCTAACTCCAAAACCGAAATTGAAAACGCTATATATAATCTTGTTGTAGTATCAGAAAGATCTGACCTCGAGTTTGAATCAGCCGAAAACGCAAGAATTTACGAGGCTAGCAAAGAAATAATGAATGAGTTTGTGCTTAATACTGCCGAAATTAAGTCACTGCTTAATGATCGTATTGAGGATTTGGAAGGCAACACTAACTCTCAAGCCAAGACAGCCAGCCAGCTACGTCTAATGCGAGAAGCTGATGAGAAAATTAAAGAAACTGAAAACGAAATCAATCAGCTAGAAACTGCAATGCTTCACAAGTGGGGCCGTGAACCTGAAAGCTATAATGTCGATCCCAAAACACTTAGGGAAATACGTGAAAGTCTAAGAGAAAAACAAACAGCTCGATATTATCATAGATTTTCAAACATGTATGAATTAGACGACAGGGGGAATCCCCTTGAAGGGTCAAACCAAGATTTTGAAGCATCTGTATATATTAATTTTGTGCCTGAATTTAAAGGAGACAAAACAATGGCTGACTTTGCGCCAGAAGTGCGTAACGAGATTGACAAAAAATGGCATGAAGATGAAAGCCTGCGTAAGGAGCATATTGCCCGTTTAGAAGCTCTAGAGTCATCTGCTCAAATGATGAGTGAGGAATCTGTTGATGATATTTACAAAGCGCTCAGAGGAACTAAGGAGTTTGTTAAGACATATGACCCACGACGCTTGTATGGCCGCGCTATAGACCTTGTTAAAGCTGCTGACGCAGCAATAAAAAACGCGCTAGAAGAAGAACGAGAAAGTTACGTTAAGCTTATGGCGGAAGGCTTAGCACGTGAAACTGACCCTGATATTGGTGGCCGTCTTGCCCAATTGAATTATGCATTAGAAGGTGAAGCTCCAAATGTAAAATCCTTGCGTCTACCTAAAGATTTAAGAGATCGTTCTTCTTACTTGGGTAGGTTGTTAACTGATGTGGATGGATCTAACCCCATACTCCTAATACCTAAAGACGCAAAACAAGCACTCATCGAAACATTTCCTTCAATCACATCAGCAAACGTAAACAAGGAAATGAAAGACTTGGTTCTTTTCCATAAAACACCAAGCGCCAAAAACTCTACCGCTGACAGAAAACGTGGTGGATTTATGAATTTCCGCAACAAGGAATGGAAAGATCGTCCATTAGGAAATAATTGGAAACGTCTTATTGATCCTGATTTTTCTGATGATGTTATTACAGCAGACGATAATTTAGCTGATCTGTTGAAAAATGTTAAAACGCGTCGAGAAGCAGCAACATTAATTTCAAATCGTTTGGAAGAAGGTATTTTGGGTTATTATAATGCGAGACGTAAAGTAGCTAATAATCAAACTGAAGTAGAAGATGTAAGTCAAATTGAGGATGTTAAGCGGTCTCTTGACTTGGCTAAAGACATGATTGAGAAAATTGTTTATGCAATTGACCATGAAGCAATTACTGAAAACGGATTGATAGACATTGCTAAAACTTTAACAGCAATTGCCAACCCATCTTTTAGCAAAACGATGAGTGATACGGCTAGCAATTTAGACCGACTAATTGTTAATTTGAATTTAACCAAATCTTTTTCTAAGGCATTTTCTCTTGTTGAAGGTAGCCGCATTATGAAAAAACTTACCGCTGGTTTAGTTGCATTTAATCCAGCTAATGAGCTATTCCCAATGGCTAGGGTTAAAGCCATGGAACTATTCCATCACCAAGACGCTCGTACACGCATGAGGTTTGCGCGTAAGCAGTCCGCTATTCAAACTGCTGTAGAGCTCCAGGCCTTCCTAGAGGAGGGCTTCAATGGGGCATCAGGCCGCGATGCTGCAATTTCTATTACAAAAGACAGGCAAGAAAAAATTGCCAGATCTGGCAAAAAATTAGGCAATAGCTCAATTAACCATTCAATTGCTTACGTTATGGCCCAGCTGGAAGGCTTGAAAGATGCACAAGGCATGGATACTCACACGGCTCTTGAAAGTTGGCTCGAGACAATGGAATCGGGTATACATGATAGCGCGGTTTTAAAAGAGGTACAACAAGACAAATACAACTTCATTACTCGATTTTTTAAAGCTCAAGCTATTGATACTGTCCGACAATTACCAGCTGCGGAAAAAATCATGCAGATTCTTAAATCTTCTGGAATTGAATCTGTTAATAAGGTTAGAGCAAATGAGCAACGACAAGCTAAGGCTGAAGAACTTATTGAAAAAGCTAAAAAGGCTTTGCTCGAATATGTAAAAAATAACAGCAAGATTAATGAAAGTTACGTAAAAGAACATGCTGATACTATTTATGGAGAATTAAGAAATTTGTATCATGGTATGAATGTTACCCGCGCCATATTTTCAAATGATGGCGGTCAGACCTCGGGTGATTTGCAAATGGTTCCTGTCAACGAGGAGTCTAGAAGGGAATTGGTTTCGCCCTTTATGCGCTCGTATGGCTCCGTACCGTTGCGTCGTATCCATGCTGCTAACCCCAGCGTAGAGTCTAGGCTTGCGCCTGAGGGCCGTTATGTTACTGATCCTGAAGAAATGCTTTCTCTTAAAGATAGCCATTTTTATTCAGGTCTTGGTCGCCAAGACTATGATAGAGGGGTTGATGAACAAGCGGTCCTTCGTCCAATTAACGTGGATGGGGTAAATTCTCCAATATCTATTGTTGAAGATTCGGTTTATCGTATGAATGTACAGCCGAACTATCAAATTATTCGACAAATGGTTGGAAGAACTGTTTTGAAAAATGGTGTTCCAAGAATTGAAGCTCAACAATTTAATACAATAACAGGCGCAGTTGGTGTCTTAAAACCCATTATGCCTGATTTGCTTTCAGATGATATTTATGCAAATGAGCAAGCTTTAGCTAGAAAAAATAAAGACGGATCATCTTTGCGCGCATTACATGAAATGCGTATGGATTATTCTAAAGCGATGGCTGCTGTAGCATCTGAAATTGAAAACACTATTCAAAATGATAGTCAAGTTGGTGTTGTAAACACAGACTTTTCCAATCAAATGCGTAGAGCTTCATCTTTGTTTGTGGTACGCGCACTAGCTTCTGCCAGCCAACTTTGGAACCAAGGTGTAGGTCCTGCAACTGGATATATGATTAAAAAGATTGCGGTTGGCGATTGGGCGGCAGCTGCGGAGTTTGCTTCAATACTTGGTGAATTGTTTAAGTCAGCTGTTGCAACAGTTCCTATTGAATCTTATAACCGAGTTACTGGAAAAGTAGATTGGAGGCGAAAAGATGGGCTTTGGCGCGAAACTACCAATTTCATTAAAAGAACATCACCTTATACATTTTATCGTGCAGCAGAAGGTCACGATATAGTTAGGGCTGCTGAAAGAAATCAAATTAGATACAAGGGAAATCGAGTGCGTAATGCAGCTAGCAAAGTTGCAAACTTTTTTGAAACTGTAGGTGAAGGTGCTTTGCAGGTTACAATTGGTAGTCCTGAGCGTTTGCTGGCACGGGCTATATATATTGTAGAATTGCGTCAACAGCTTCGTAAGTATGATGGAGATTCAAGTCTAGCTAATTTAAGCTTGGAAGAGCTAGTTCAAAAAGAAGCTAAAGATATTCCAGTTTATGCTAAGCAATACGCTCGCATTAAAGTTACAGACATGATGGGGCAATCTGATGAAGCGAAAAAATCTTGGTTCTTCCAAAACAGATCAAAAAACCCATTAGAATCTGCATTTTATCGAAATGTTGCTCGATTCTCCAACCATACTGCTACAACTGCTTCTAATATGAGTGCAATGATTCCCACTATTTTTATGGGAACATTTGATAAATCAAGAGCTGCTGATGCTGAATCACGGAAAGAAGCAATTGAAAATGCAGTTGGAACGCTTTCACAAAACTTTTTGTTTCATATACTTAAGTGGAATACTATTGTTCCGTTGGCTGTATGGGCATGGCAATCTATGTTTGGAGACGATGACGATGACGATCCAATGATGGTTGCCAATAAAGTTGCGGAAGACATATTTGGAACAGAAGATGACGGAATGATTAAAACTGCCATTAAAGAATTAACTATGGGCAAATATCGCCCTGTAATGCCTGAAACTAAGAATTTGAGGGCTGGAAAAGCAAGTATGTTGGCAGAGCTTACTACTAAGTTTGCTATTGAATTAACACAAGCTGTTCCTTATTTGGGCGTATTGTTTGGATATTCATCTATACAGAGTAGTACGGCTGTGCCAGCTTCTGCTGCACTTAGCGAAGAAGCATGGTCAAAAATTACTGGTATAGATCGTGGAGAATATAACGACAAAAGAGCTATTACTGTGCGTCAATATGAAAGCGGTGTATTGGAAAAAGCAGCAGATTTAACAGCTCCCACTTCATTGCTGTTTGATTACGGACAAGCTGTTGACCTTACTATTCGAGGATTGAGAAGCGATCAAACAGAGCTTGATGAGCATATTCTACCTTATGTTTTAACTGAAATAGCTCCTTTTATGCGTGATGCTAGAAATGCTAGGAAAGAAAAACTTAAGGAATCCTTACCCAAAAACTTAAGGTAACTTGTTACTTTTTTATTGATTGGTACGGAAGTTTCCTATAAATGCCCAAACAATGCCTAAAAAAGGATTCAAATATAAGTCATCACTTGTAGCGGAGGAATACGTTGAGAAGTACCCTAAACATGGGTCTCTTACTATTGCGCGTCTTCTTATTAAAGACCACCCTTTGTTGTATACTAGTTTAAACTCGGCTAGATCATCAGTACGAGCTGTTCGAGGAACGAATGGTAAAAGAAACCGTAAAGCAATGAACAAAAACAAAACACCTATAGTTCAGCGAGCACTGCCAAAGTCTTCTGCTAAACCTCGCAAACCTTATTCTTTGTCATCTGGAAAAACTTTAGTTCTTTCGGATATTCATATACCTTATCATGACGTTAAAGCGTTAGAAACTGCTCTTGAATATGGCGATAAATGGAAGCCCGATAACATTCTTCTTAATGGTGACACAATTGATTTTTATTCAATTAGTCGTTGGCAAAAAGATCCCGAAGAGCGCAACTTGTCACAAGAAATTGAAAAGACTCGTCAGTTTGTTTTGCATCTAAGAGATCGCTTTCCTAAAGCTCAGTTGATATGGAAAAACGGAAATCATGAAGACCGATGGGAAAGTTATTTGTGGAACAAGGCTCCTGAGCTTTGTGGCATGAGTGATTTTGAAATGCGTAAAATTCTATGGCTAGATGATCATGGTTTTGATTTTGTCCACAGTAAGCAAAAGATTAAAGCTGGAAAGTATCTTACAATTATACATGGTCATGAAGTTTTTGGAGCGCATAATCCTGTGAATCCAGCTAGGACTATTGCGACCAAATTAAAAGTGTGTGCCATCAAAGGTCATAATCACCAAACAAGCGAGCATACAGAGCGTACTGCGGATGACAAATATATTGCTTGCTGGTCAACAGGATGTCTTTCAGAGCTCGCTCCTGATTACATGCCATTCAACAATTGGAATCATGGCTTTGCTACAATTGAATTAAATAGAAATGATTTTGAAGTAGATAACTATCGTATTATTGATGGTAAGATACGATAGAGCATCATCTTTATTGATTTTCTGAAAAGAGAACAATTTCAATTTTGCCACGCAATCCAAGCTCGTTTTCTTTTGAGTCTGGTATGTTGATGTATTTTATTTTTGATTTAAAAAACTTTAGTCCAGATTTGGACATTAAATGCATTCGCTCATTTAGTTTTTCTTCTAAAGTAGAAGCTGCATTCAGCATCGATTCGTGATATTTTTCCATATCTGTAGTAAATGGTATTTCAACTACAATAGGAATGTGCCTAAACAAATTTTCTGGAAAACTTTCATTTTCTATTTTGTTTATTTCTTGAGTGTTGGTTTTTATCATATCGTTACTAGTTTGCTATGTATTGAGCGATGATTTTGATTATTTGAATAAATGAAGCTACTGCTATCATTATTATCAAAATAATCCCTCTTTTTATTTTTTTGTCCATTTAATAATCTCTAAAGGATGAGCTCATGTGCCAGCTGCTGCATACTTTGCAAAAATAAGTTCGCAGCTTTGAAGTATTAGAACCTTTGCGTAGTCTGTTCTTAGCTGCTTTGTCAGCGGCTGCTTGACTCGTATAGGAAACTTTACCGCACGGCCCTCTTTCTGGGTGTTTTTTTTCTGCTGTTTCAGGGGTAATTGGTTTTAATCTTTCTTCTGGCGGGACAAGACTATCTAGAAATTCAATGAATTTATCATTCTTTTTCATCTTCCATTTTTTTAAGTAGTTTTTTAGTTTGGCTAATTCTTTGTTTAATTATGTCTGGGGTTTCTACTTTTTGAAAGCTGCGTGGTTTAAGTCGTTTAAGCATGAATTCCGCAGCATCAATGATGTCTTTTATAATTTTAATTGGTTCGATATGCTTTTCTGCAACTACAACAACTGGAGTTTTAGGCTTAGTCACATTTTCTGTAGTAATTACTTCTTTTTCAGTTGCATACTTTTTTGCCCATCCTGGTTTGTAAGGGCTATAGTCTTCAGCTTCGGGCTCACCTTCGGGGTCTTTAAAGTCATTTTCATTTGGCTCTATTGATACAGGCTTTGCAATTGGCTCTTCATTTAAAATATCATCTGCAGTTTTAGGAGCTGCTTTTTTGGTAGCTCTTTTCTTTCTTGGCGTCTTCTTTTTAGGTTGTTTTTTATTTTTACGAGCAGGCATTGTATTTGTTGGTTTGTTTATGAGTATGCTATTAGTTTTGGTTGTTTGTTTGATTGCACCCATCCTTGCACAGATTTGGCTTCAGTGATGGGTATCAAATTTCTTTTTCCAGAAAAGTAAAATTGATTGAATTTGTATGGATTGTAAGAAATTGAGTTCTCTTTTCCATCAGGCTTAAATCTTACATTGCCATGAATATCGCCTTCGATGTAAGCATGGACGTTCTTTTTGCTTTCTTTGATTACTCTTTTGCGCCCAGCTTCTGAAACTTTGAATACAACATTGTTTAGACAAACATGATCCAAATGTTTCCATAATCGCCATCCCTTTCCTGTTTTGTGTTGAACAGAAAACATTCTTTTATGCAGATTAAAATAGACGCGAACTCTGTATTTCATTGGTTTTCTTTCAGGATCTTTAATGGATACTGCTGTGGGTGAGGCCAACTATTTATAATTGTGTTGGCGTCTTCGATTGTAAGTTTTTTACTGTTTCTGCCTTTCCATAAGAGACCTTTGGCATTTGCTGGGTCTGCATGTACTTTGTCATGACATTGTGGATGAAGCATAACTGTAAATAAAAATGCATCTTTTCTCCTTCCAGCTGGGTGATGACGCTCCATGTTCTCTTTGGCCCCAGAAAGCCCACAGAAAGCGCATTGGCAGTTTTGGGGTATTGATGCCCAAGCAGCTTTGTAGCGCCTTAGAAGGGCAATTCTGGCCCGAGAAAAGGGTTTTACCCTAGTTCTCTTCTTTTTAGGTTTCTTCTGGTTCGAAATCTTCGACTTCGTAAATGTCGTCACTTTCTCCGTATTCTTCTGGGGGAGTATTTTTTCCTCCGATGATTTCGGGGTTAGTAAATTCTGCAATACCTTGTTCCAAGAGGGCTTTTTGTTCGTCTTCTTTTTGGAGACCTGATAGTGCTTCTTTTGCGGTTGCATAAATAAGTTCTAGTATGCGTTCTTGATTTGAGCCTTGTGGGGCGCTCCATGCAATACGGGCAGTAACAATAGAAATTGCCTGCCCAACTATTGAAAAATCTTTTTGTCCCATGATTGATGGTCCAATAAGCTTTGATAATTCATCTGCTAGTTCTTTTACTTTAGGTCTCATGTGTTTTTAGGGTCATGGTTGGGGTGTGTAGGGTGTATGATTTGGGTATGGGTAAGGGGTTTTTTGTTTTGTTTTGCCAGAGGTTGAAGTGTTTTGTGTCTAAATATTTCCTTCCAAGCGTGTAGTCAATACAGGAAAGAACTTCGGCGTCGGGTTCGAAAATCATTGATCTTATTCTAAATATCTCAGGCATTGTGGGAATTCTAAATCTAGACCTGTTGCTATTAGACCGTTTTTCGCAAATTGTTAGTTTAACTAAATGCCAATTTTCGTCTTCGTAAATGTTGGTTATTGCATATCTTGAGCTTATATTCCTACCAGGCATACCAGGTATTTTTATTCTAAATCTACCTCGAGTTGCTTCTAAATCAGAATTTTTATACTCCTGCCTCCCGTGCCTCCATGGTTTCAGAATAATTCTTAAATCTTTCATTCCCATGGTTTTTCATCATACATCGGAGATGGATGAGTAGGTTGCTGCATAAACCTGTTGGTTTCTTTGTGATACCAAAACTTAGTCATAGGCGTGTCGCCAGTTGTTCGTTGTTTTCTTACATGAATCTTGCCGCATGGCGTAGACTCCCAGAACTCTCTGATTTCTTCTTTACTGAAACTATTCATAGCATCTTCACGCTCTGCAATAGACTCGGCTTTAGACATATCTCGCCAGATACTTACAATATTATGGGGCATGTCGCCCCATTCACCAGCACCACGAATTTCAGACATAGCCGCAGGTTTGTTGACAGACTCAGGTGGCTTTCTAGGATGAGCTACGATATGCAAATGCACTGGATACTTGGATACAAATACACGTAATAGGTCGGCTGCTTCTGCTTGCGCTGTGTTGTCACCCCTATCAATGTTCAGTGTCATGACGTTATCCACAACAAATGTGCGAACACCATAGCGCTTATGAGCGTGTATAAATGTATTTACTAAATGCAATGGATCTGTTCGTTCCATGCTTTTATACATCAAAACATGTTCACTTACATATTCGAATGCTGCATCAAATTCTTCCGTAAATGGTAAATTGGGATATGCCGTAACGCATCCAAGTATTTGTGCAAAGGTAAGCTGGGGTGGTTGCTCAAATGAAGCCACACAAGACATTTTGCCCATTGCTGCAAGAGACGCTACTTGATTCTGAACTGCTTGAGATTTGCCATGGAATGAATAACCGAACCATAACGTCATCTCATGAGGTCTAAAGGACAATGAAAAATCAGGTAAAAAGAATGGGTCGCCTTCTGACAAATGCTCACCTTTCATGCAAGCGCGAACACCTTCCTTCATGCTGACAGGATCAACAATCTCGGCCATAGGCTCACGTTCTGCCTGCTCAATAAGCGAATGAATCTCTTTAACCCTATTAGCCCTGAGCATGTCATTCGCGTCTTTCAGCGGGACAACAACACTCAAACACCTTTCAGAACCCAAACGCTCTATCACATTTTTCACTGCCTCCTGACCTGCCATATCATTATCAAACATCAGTATTATCTCATCAAAGTGAGATAAAAACTGATAATCTTCTTTAATCCAATTAGTGTTGCTGACACCCATTGGAATAGATACAGCTGGTATGCCCATTTCGTAGCAAGCCATAGCATCCCACTCACCTTCCGTTATTACTAATCTTGTGAGCTTGGTATCTGGATCACAAACGTCCTTGCCGAATAAAGACATAATTGGATCTGCCGTAACCCATGTGTCTTTCTTTCCGTCTTCTTTAGGTTGCAAACCCCATTTCTTTACCATGCCTAAGTTGCCAAATGCATCGTAGTAGGGAAACGCTATACCACCATTGCGATGATTAGATACACCATATTTGCGTAAAGTATCCTCACTTATGTGTCTGCCAGCAGCGTATTCAATAGAATCATTACTCAATTCACGCATGAAACTAGCAAGCTCAACAGGATTGGAAGACTTAGTTGTGTTGCCAAAGCTTTGAATTGCTGGAATTTTGAGCCATTGAGCAAGCCAACGAATAGCTTCTTTTATGCTGACGTTTTGTTTATGCGCTACTAAATGCCATGCTGGTCCTGCAATATTAGGATTTGCAAAGTCTTTAAAGTAGCCAGCATTATCAGGCCGAGTGCTGATCATCATGCTTTTACCTTTTTCGCCATCAATGCTTCCTATTTTGTAGCAAGCAGATTCTTTTTTGGCTTCTGGGTAAAACTCCATGACGAACTCATGAATTCGTCCCGATAATGCTTGTTTGATTTGAGCAAGATCGTAAAAAGGATTTTCTTCAATCATTCTCGTCGTATTTTTCTTTGATAATTATTTCGTGTATGCGTTCTTTGGTTTTTCGATAATATTCTATCATCTTTTCATCATCTACAATTTTTGCATATTCTAGAAAAATTGTTCCTAAAACATTTGTGTGCATCATTGTAGCTAATGGCATTATTTCAATTAGACTTTTAATGCGCTTACTTAAAATCTCCATTTGCTGGTGGTCTGGCAGTCTTTGTTGGAGTTGCAAGTATTCTCGTCGATCATCTTTAGTAAGCTCACGAGTAGTCAAAACAGACTGCACCATGCAAGTGAATTTTTGTAGCGCATCGTAAAAGTTTTCTTCTATATCTTTCATTTATTGATGTTTTTCATTTCTTTGATGTCTTCTGGTTTTTCTCCATCAATAGAAACTTTGTTGTTAGTAGCATCAATAACGATTCTTCCTTCAGGCGGGTTATCAATTACTGCTTTTTTGGTAAACCATTCACCATCTTGGAAATAGTAAAACCTTGCGTAGACTTGAGTGAATGCATCAATTAGATCTTTTGCTTGTTGCTCGCTTTTAATAGCTTTAATGCTTTCTTCATTTTCATGTTGCATGTAATAAGCACAAAGCTGACGAACATGTTTAGCTGTAAGATTAAATACTTCAGCTTTTTTAAGAATTAGATCTGTTACTTGTGAAGGGATTTTCTTGCGATATGCTTCTTTGTGGTGAGAAAAGGAAACATTGTATCTTTTTTCTTTGAATCTTTTGTATACAGCTAAAGAAGTGGAAATAGTATTGTAGCTTTTAGTTGATTCGTCTACTAATTGGCTAATACAAAAGCCTGCTTCTGAATGTAGTTCTTCTAGAGCATGGGTCATTGAGCCTAGCATCCAACAATGGTTGTCTTCTAATCGTCCAGCAAGCTCGCCAAGTTGAAGGACTTTGGAAAGCGCAAGATAAGATTGCTCAAGACTTGGAGGATTGGCTTCATTGATTGAGCAAATGCCATTGGAGTTAACAAAGAAATGACCATTTTCATTGTCTGCAACAACTTGCATCAAGCTCGTGGCTGCTTTTTCTACGATATTGTTTTCTTCGGAAACTTCATTAGGTTCCACAATATTTGATTCTTCAGCCTCATTGTTGTCGTAAATCTGATTAAACATATCTTCAATACTTGAGCGGATTACTCCAGAATATCTTGAAATAGAAGGATACCCATCTTTTTTGATTTGAGCTATTACTTCCGAAACGATGTCGTAAGGCAGTTTGAAATCAGCTGACAAGTCAGCGTATAGGGATTGATCAACAGGTTGGTTTTTATAATACAGGTTCATGTTTATTTTTGTAGTTTGGTTGATGGTGATTATTCAGCTATGGTGTAGGCCCAAGCCATGCCGCGACAGAGCCCCTCGGCAATTTCTTTTGTTTTTACCGTCGCCATAGTCTGCTCTTGTGGTGTGTCGGGACAAGTGATGACCAACCACTCCGATTTGCTCGCCTTGTAGATTAGCGCGGTACAAGTTACGGCGTCAATTTGGTTGGTTATCGTGTTTATTGGCTTTTTTTTCATGGTTTGGGTTGGTTTAGTTGAGCTGTTATTATTAGGAGGCAACAACTACATCTAAAGTTTTTTCGTTTTCTAGGATTTCGTCTCCTTTTGCAACGAGATCATCAAATTTGCTCTCAAAGGAATTGAACACTTGCGATTTTTTGGTTGCAGAAGTGCCCCACTCACTAGCGATGTATTGACTTCCTTCTTCTTTTCGGTTTGAAGATTCGTGAGTATAAAACTCTGTGTAAGCTGAGAAAACATCTAGCTGGGTTTCGCCTTGGTTTCCTTTACCGCTTTCGTAAAGTTCCATAAGTCTGGCTACTTTTTGTTTTGCGCCATTTGTAATTTCTTTCAAATTGCCACTTTCAATAGCAGTAAACCAAGCTCTTGCTTCATCATTGCTTACTTTCCTTTGATGGTATTTATGCAATTTGCTTTTTACGATTTCGGACTGGTGTGTAAACTTTTTAATGGATTCAATAAGATCATCTAGTCCTGAATCTAAATTTTTCGTATGTTTAACACGCCCAACTTTTTGACCAGCTTGCATTGATACTGCAAATGTGTTTGCACAGACAACGCAGATGTTGTTGTATTTACATTGCAATGATGTGCTTTTGTCAAAGCTGTCAATAATCGTAAGATAATCTTTGAATTCACGATCACCTACGTAAAACGAATCTGTAAGCTTAATTGAAGCAAAGATACGTTGTCTATTAAAAATAGATCCAGCAGAAATTATTTTGTATTCAATTCCGCTGAGGGATTTTTTGATAATGTTCCAGAATTTATCAACGGTGCTAGGATGATAAGTGTCTGCATATGGCTGACCGACAGGAAGCCCGTCGTCATTAGCCATAAGGATTTTGGTTTTGGGAATTTCAATCAGGTCTTCTGGGTTATCTGATTTGGGATCATAGGTAAATACAGGATGAGGCGATACATCCCAAGGCATGGAATTATCGCGTGTAACAGTATCTACAACGTGAGTTTTCTTGTGCCATGCATCATTGATGCCAGCTTGTATGTCTCTTTCGGTTAGTCCGTGACTCATATTTTTATATTGGTTTGATTCGATGCTTTAATAATAATCCTAAGCTTTGCATCATAAGCTGTAGGTTCCTTTAAAATTTAGATAACTAAAATACCCTAGATTATTAATCTTGGTCTTTCATTTGCCGAAGAGTTTCTCGAGCGTATTGAGGGCAAACATTACGAAAACCACAAAACATTTCACAAAATGTTCTTTGTGTTTCGCGTTTTTCAATAATCTCGTTTGGCTTTTTAAGCTCTTCCGCTTCTTCTCTTGTGGCGCACAACTTCCTAGCTCTTTTACCGCCGACTTTCATCAAGGCGTAAGTAGGATCACTTTGCCATTTCTCTTCACGAGTGCATGATCTTGGTTTTCCATCAGCAGCAGCAGCGTGTTCTAGCACTCTTTGATTAAATTCACGTTCACCTATTTCCCTGATGTATGGTTTTAGATGAATGTAGATTGGTAGCGCAGGATATTTGGGATCGCTTTGCGCTCTCATAATGGACCAATCACGCATGAAATAAACAATTGCTACATTATCAAATTTCTTTTTGTTTTCTTCCGCCAAATATCCATTCATTTGCAATTGGCGATAATGATCTTCTTTCATTTCTTCGTGGTAGCCACCAATAAATTTGTAATCAAATATGGTGCTATTCATCATATCCATGAGATCAAGCTGACCACTTACTTTGCGGCCATGCACTAAGATATGTAGTCGTTGTTCTACAATTTCTCCTTCTTCTTCTATAGCGTATTCTTCTAGAACTTTGTGAAGAACAGTGCCTAGCAATGCGTAGAAGCCACCAATAATGTTTTTCTCTTCTTTGTGTTTAGTGGCTAAGTATGTCCTTTGTGGCGGTCCTAAAAGTTGTGTCACACTAAATTCGCTATCCCCTTTGTCGTATTTGTCGTCAAGTAAAGCTCGCATTAATGGAGCTGGGAGTGATTTTAATTGCTCAGGTATTTTCATAGTTGTTTTCTTTCTTGTATTTAGCTCTAGCTATTCGTTCCTTTTCGGTAATTTCTTTGTGACATGGCTTACACATAACCTCAAAGCCATCCTTTTCGCAAAAAAGCCTGTCTATATAAGTGTTCCAGTCTATAAATCCTTCGATACCAATAACTGGTATTACATGGTCTGCTTGCATATCTTTTTGAGGAAATAGCTCATCGCATTGAGAGCATCTATGCAGCTTGCATTTTCTTCCAGTTAATGGATTGATTCCATCTCTGA